CGCTGGATCTGGATGCGGATCAGGTCCGAGATGATGGAGGTGGCCAACGACTTGAAATCCAGCTTGCCCGTCATCACAAAATTGGTGAGCGCATCGGTCATGCCGTTGAAGGCCTTGGTGGTCACCGCCTCCATCTGCTTGCCCACCTGCTCAGTTTCTTCACCGAGGGTGCGCAGCGCCTTGGCAAATCCAGCGCCTGGGTCTGACAACTCCAGCGCCCGTTGACCCAGTAACTTCGCGCCATCGGCCGCCTGACGGGCGGCTTCTTCGATACGCCTGAACGACTCGGCCAACTTGTCATTGCCTGGGGTAGCCTCCACCAACTCCCGGGCCTTGGCTGCAAAGTCGGCCAATTCATCAGCACTGGACTTGCGGGCATCGGACAAGCGCCTCAAGGCATCGATCTCGCTGATCGAGCCCGTCTCGCGCAGTACCTTGATCTGCTCCTCGGTCGAGCGCAGCTGACCCTGGCTCCTGGCCACCTGCTCCTGCAGGTCCTTGAGCGTTTCGCCCGGCAGCTTGATCTCTCGCTCGAGGTTGGTCTGTTGGGCCTCGCGCTCGAGCTTTTCCCGGCGCAGGGTGATCTCAGAGAGCTTGTCCTGGAGTTTGAGCTTGTCCTGGGTGGTCTTGGCCACAGTGGCCAAGCCTCGTTTCAGGATCGACTCCTCCTGTGCATAGATTTCAGCGAGGCGGTCCGTGAAGTCCTGTTGAGCATTCAGGCGTGCTTCGCTGGCATCCTTGTAGCTGATGTAGCCCTGCCCCTCGTACAGATCGATGATCTTTTGCCGGTCCTTGAGCAAGCCCGTCTCGACATCCGTCAGCCCTTGCAGCTGCTTGATGTCGCTCTCGATCTTGGCCATGGCCGCAGCAGTGAGTGCGCCAGTGGCTGAGTTGTAGTTGAGCTTCGGTTTAGCTGCTTCACCTGCTGCTTCGGTCTCACCCCGGTTGATGGCGTCGAACCGTTCCTTGACCGCATCAGCGAGCAAGGGCATCTTCCACAAGTCAACGTAGGTCTGGTTGGCCTTCTCGACAATCGCATTGCGTTTTTCCAGTGCGGTCTTGAGAGTGGCCTGGTTCTCCTCGGAGAACGGGTTCAAGCCCTTGCCACCGGCCAAAAAGGTGCCGAGCAACTCGATGTCGGCCCAGACCGCCTCGAAGCTGCCCATGACCGCCTTGGCCATCTGGATCACACCGCGCAGCGCATCGATCACGATCGCAATGCCGTAGGCCGTGTCCTGCGCCCAGGTCTTGAGCGTGCCGTCATCACGCAGCTTGACCATGGCTTCTGCCGTGTTGTGCGTGCCCAGCATCACGGCCTTGAGCTCACCCACAAGTTCTTCCAGCGCTGGCAGCGCCGCCGTCACGATGGTTTGGGCCACGAAGTTGTGCTCGGCCCGCATCCGGCCCATGGCCTTGGAGGCTTTTTCGGCCGACTCGATTTCTGCTTCGGTCAGCCGAATGTTCAGATCCTGGTTCGCGGCCAGGTCCTTGAGGAAGGGCAGCAAGCCTGCACCGGACTTGCCGAAGAGTTCTAGCGCAATGGCCGTCTTGCCCGCCCCGTCCTCGAAGTTCGAGAGCTTGAGGGCAATGTCATTCATGACCTCAGCCGGATCACGCAGGTTGCCCCCTGCATCCTTGGCCTTGATGCCCAGAAACTGCAGGGCCTGTGAGGCCCCCTTGGTTTCATCATCGACTCCTGCCAGCCCTTTGGAGAGCTTGGTCAGACCCACCCCGATCTGCTCCATGGCCACACCTGAAATGGTGGCCACCGGTGCAAAACCGGACAGCGCCGTGGCGCTCGCTCCGGTCTGCTCGGCCAGGTCCTGCAGGGCGGCCACAGTTTCGAGCGTGTGCATGACCAGCTCTTTGAGCGCCCCCACCGATTCCACGCCAATGGCGATGGCAAAGGTGGTCTTGGCGACTTCGGCCACCTTCTCCAGGGAGCCACGCATGGATTCAGCGTGACGCTCCAACAGCAGCGCACTCTTGCCTAAATCCTCCCGGAAATCGGCCGTTTCCGCTGCGAGTTTAATCACCAGGGAGCCGATATCAGCCATGTTGCTTGCCTACGTTATGCGCGAACTTTGTGCGCGAACATGGCCTTGAAACGGGCCACATTGAGCTGGGTTTCATCTTGGGGTTGGGTAGCCTGGGGTTTGTCCAGGAAGGGCATGAAGTCCTCTGGCTTGAACGGACCCGCATCCTTGGCCCGGTGGGCGTTGGCAAAGGTGGAGGCCACCACACCGGACCTGTAATCAGCCCGATAGTCCCCAAAGGGCTCGAGCTGGTAGTACGCCATCCACTCGGTCAGCTCGTCCGAGCCCATCGATGCAAGCATCTCGCGCACCGGCAGGCCCAAAGCCAGCGCCAGCCGGAACACAAAGCGCCGCGAGGGATGGGCGATCAGTCGTTTTTTGCAGCGTCCACCTGATCGGCGCCAATGCCGTTCAAGCGCTGGGACACAGCAAACACCCGGTCCAGTGCCTTGGCACTTTTGCCGCCGAGAGCTGCGATGTCACCATCGCTGAAAAGGCGACTGCCGCTCTCGTCGCACAGGGTGAGCGAGACCAGGCGGGCACGGACGTTCTCAAGGCGGCCTTCCTTGCCAATCAAGCTGGCCTCGAAGGCGTCGCGGTCGGTACCGGTCATGGTGCGCACCTGCACCTCACCGCCCCACTCCGGGACTTGGACAGTTTCACGGGGCAGATCGTCGCTCTGCAGGATTTTTTCACGGGTCAACATGTGGTGTCTCTCTTTAAGCTTCGGTGATGTCACCATCGATTTCGATGGTCACGGAGGCCTGCACGACCGCATCCACACCGCCTTGCACGCTGAAATGCGTGACATAGCCGTAGAAGGTCCAGGTGGCAGGGTTGGTGTCGGTGAAAGTGATCTTGAACTGGCGACGCACGCGGTTGGCGCGGTCGGTTCTCAGGCCCTGGTGCACCAGATCGTCGGGGTTGTAGTGCAGGGTCAGAGACAACTGACCCTCGTCACGCAGGCCCACTCGCTTTTCCTTGGCGGTGGAGGCCAGATTGGTGACATCGATCACGGCGGCCTGCCCGCCAGGCCCCTGAAACGAGACCACGTTCGGGATGGTTTCAAAGGCGGTGGTGCCAAACCGGGCAATGGCAATGCCTTGCGCGGTAATTGCGGTGCTGCTCATGCATATGCTCCTTGTTTTACGGTGAACCCACCGGCCGGTGGTAGGTGTAGTCCACGCTCACCCGGTACAGCCGGGCCTGATCTTCAAATTCGGACAGCCCCATGCGCACATCGGCGACGGTGCTCTTGTCTGCCAGCAACGCAGTCAGGACTTGGTCTTGCAGGTGCAAGGCCTCCTGGTACGTTCTGGCATAGGTGTCGACCTGCACGCGCACGCGCTGCAAGCCATGCGGCCCATCAATGCCGAAGATGTGCTCCTGCACGATGGGCGTGTAGACGATGGCTGGGTACTGGGTGTTTTCTGCAGCGACAAGCGCGTAGACCTCACCACCGGCCAAATCCTTGATGGCATCAAAGAAGTCCTGCATGGCTATTTCCTGTAGAGGTTCTTGGCTTCCTGCTCAATGCGTTCACTCAGCCGGTCCTTCATGGCCTGCACCGCTTCGCGTCGCTTGGCTTCCAGGGCTGGCCGCAGGAATGGCCGCGCGCGCATCTTGCGAGTGCCAAACTCCACGAAGCGCCAGTACCAGGCATCCTGAGACAGGTTGCCCTTCTTGCCTTGCTTGCGCAACTTCTTGCCGTGGCGCACCGTCACGAAGAAGGTCTGGCGCGTGAGGCTGGAGAGTTCAGGGATCTGTTTCATGATCACCGAGCGCTTGAGCGTTCCGGGTGGTGGCTGGTTGGGCCCCAGGACCTCGGCCGCCTTCGGGGCTCTCATGCGGGCTTCATCGCGGATTACTTTGGCTCCGGCATAAACCGAAACGCGCAGGCCGTTCTTCGCCACCCGGTCTGGCAATTCGCGCAGGGCTTTGGCCAATTCAGCCAGGCCCTCGACCTTGAAGCGTTCATGTTTAGCCATCGTCCAGACCTTCGCTGGCCAACAGAACGACCAGGACGCGTTTCTCGTCCTCGTTCAGGGCCGAGTGGA